CCATTAAAAATAGATCCATGGAATACTATGCCAAAAAAGCATGGGTTAATGAAGCGGAACTAGAAAAGCAATTAGCAAAAGACCAGAAGGCTTATGAAGAATGGCGTCAAAAAAGGCATGAAGAATTAATAGCGGACAAAGATTATTCAGATGGTTCTAAAATGATTCTTTTTAATTCATCTTTATTTAACGGAACTCCGGAAGAAGTTAAAATGGGACTAAGGGATCTATCGGTAGATACTAAAGACTTAAACCACTGCTTAGCTTCTGGCGGACATAATTGCAGCATTCAGTATAAAAATAGACATGCTCCTATCTATGAACCTCATACTGGAACTACTCCAGCTGGCGCTTCTGAAACTCCTTTTTATAATCATATAGAAAATATTAAAAATGACAGAGAAGCCATTGCTTCATTAAGAGGACCAAATGGAGAAGCGCAGGCAACCATACATTTAGAACCAATAGGCCCTCATGGTTCAGATGGTTTTGACATAAGGCAAATAGCAGGATATAACAACGGCAAAGTAGATTCGGCTTTTAGTAAACATTTAAAAGAATGGTTAAATAATCCAGGTTTTGTTTATTCAGATGAAATTAGACATGTTAGTAAAGATTTAGAAAATAATGGCATATTTCATACTCACACAGGTGAATACGGAAACGCCAATGTAAGTCATGCTTTTGATAGCGCTCAAAAGCATCATCCATCGCTTGATAAAGAAGCATTAGATCAATTAATGGATGAACTCCACATGGAAGGCTATTATGATGCTTCTAATGAAATTGCTAAAATGTACGAAGACAAAACTGGAAAAAACTTTTTTGATACTTTCGGAGACGACCCAGGAGATGCTTATGCATTTGCAGATTCTCCAAAAGAGACAGAAGATTTAGTACGCATAATTAAAAGAGAAATTGGTCCTAGTAAAAAATTAGAAGACGCTCTTCTTGCTCTTGAAAATCAAGAAGCAGCAGTTGCAAGAACTATGCCACGGTTTATTGACATAAACGATATCAAAAAATTGGCTAAAGATTACAACATAGACCTAATAGAACCTATGCGGTTTTTAGATAAAAAAGTAGTTAGTCCGGATGAAATGCCTGCTCTTAAAGAAGAATGGGATAAGTGGAATAGAATTCATGATTTCGATCCTAATGGTCACCAATATGGTAGTTATATAGGGCACTTAAAAAATCTTATAGAAAATACAAAAAATGTTCCTCCAGGGCACAAAAATGGCGGTATAATAAAGTTAGCATCTGGCGGAGCAGTTAAAAAAGAAAAGGAAACTATTAAAAGCAGGATTCAAGTTTTGTCTGCTGAGTTATCCGATATTTCTAGAGAAATAAACCAAGCCAATGAAACTAAAATAAAACCTACGAGTCAATATGACTCTAGAAATTTTAAAAGAAAGTTTGAAAAGGAATAAACCATGCCAGAAATGCCTATCCCTCAAGACTTTAACCGGTTTATTCCTGGAACTATGGACCAAGAAGATTTATCAGAAGAATCCATACCCGAACTTTTTGACCAAATAGAAGAACAACCCGACGGTTCGGCAATAGTTAGGTTAGACGATCTTAAAGGTCCGGACGAAACTCCAGACTTTTATGAAAACTTAGCTGACTCTATTGATAACTGGGAGTTGGATAAAGTTGCACTCAAATATAATGAACTTATAGAAAAAGATAAAAATGCAAGAGAAGACCGAGATAAAAAGTATGAAGAAGGCATTAGAAGAACAGGCCTCGGAGACGATGCACCAGGAGGCGCTCAATTCATGGGAGCATCCAAAGTTGTCCATCCAGTTATGGCAGAATCCTGCGTGGATTTCGCTGCTAGAGCAATCAAAGAATTATTTCCGCCTGACGGACCAGTAAAAACTAAAATTATTGGGGAAAGTAACGAAGAGAAAATAGCAAAGGCAGACCGCAAACGGGATTACATGAACTGGCAGTTAACGGAACAGATAGAAGAATACCGTGACGAACAGGAGCAAATGCTAACTCAGTTACCTCTAGGCGGTTCACAATACATGAAACTTTGGTGGGATGACCAACGTAGGCGCCCTTGTGCGGAGTTTGTGCCTATTGATAATATTTATTTGCCTTTTGCTGCTGTCAATTTCTATACCGCCATGAGGGTAACGGAAGTTCAAATTATTACTCAAGAAGAATATGATTTAAGAGTAGCACAGGGACTCTATAAAGATATAGGCGCCTATAAATTAAGCCAAGAGCCAGAAGAATCCAAAGCTCAAAAAGCAACCAATAAAGTAGAAGGCAAGAAAAACGAATCTACTAATGTAGATGGTATGCGAGAAATTTATCATATTTATACTTGGTTGGAACTTGAAGAAGATAAGTTTTCAAAAGGAGAAAGAGCTCCTTACATTCTTATGATTGACCAAGCTGAGAATGCGGTTATTGGTTTATATAGAAACTGGGAGAACGGTGATGAATCACTTACTAAGTTGGACTGGATTATTGAATTCAAATTTATACCTTGGAGAGGCGCTTATGCCATTGGGCTTCCTCATCTCATTGGCGGCCTTTCTGCTGCTCTTACTGGTGCACTCCGTGCTTTATTGGATTCTGCGCACATCAATAACGCACCAACTATGCTTAAGCTTAAAGGCGGGAAGATCTCGGGTCAGTCTACGAGCATTGATGTTACTCAAGTTACAGAAATTGAAGGTGCGCCTGGAGTAGACGATATTAGAAAAATAGCAATGCCTGTGCCATTCAATCCGCCTAATGCTATTCTTTTCCAGCTTTTAGGTTGGTTAACCGACGCGGCTAAAGGCGTAGTCACTACTTCAGAAGAAAAGATTGCCGATGTCACTTCTAACGCACCAGTAGGCACAACTCAAGCATTAATAGAACAAGGCGCCGCCGTATTCAGTTCAATTCATGCAAGATTGCATGATTCTCAAAAGAGAGTATTTAAAGTATTAGGTAGATTAAACCGTTGGTATTTAGATGACCAACGTAAGACAGAAGTAATCGCAGATTTACAAGTAACAGCGGAAGATTTTGAATTTATGTCAGATATTATTCCGGTATCTGATCCTCATATTTTTGCGGAAAGTCAAAGATACGCTCAAATTCAAACTTTAGCCGCAAGAGCACAAGCAAACCCAGATTTGTATAATAGGCTTGCTGTTGAGAAAAGAATACTTAAGCAAATTAAATTGCCGGATGTTAATGAAGTATTGCCAGACCCTCAGGACATTAAAGATATGAATCCTGCGCTCGAAAACGTATCTATGACGGTAGGCAAACCAGTAGGCGCTTTCCCAGCTCAAGACCATTTAGCTCATTTTATAAGCCACTTACAATACGCAACCGACCCTATTTTTGGATTCAATCCAATAGTTGCGCCTACTTTTATTCCTGCCTGTTTAGAACATTTAAAGCAGCATTTGACCTTATGGTATTTAAACCAAGCGGATATGTACACAAGTCAGGCTTTAGGTGAACCTTATAACATTTTAAAAATTCAGCCTACTATGAAAGAGGCTCAAAAATTATTGGCAGTTGCTTTACAGCATGTGCATCAAGATAGCAAAGAAACATTAGGTCAAGTAGGACAAGCTATCAATCAAATGCTAGCCATGCTAAAACAAATGCAAGGTCAAAACCAACAGCCAACTGATCCAAATATTATGGCTCAAGTAAATGCTTTAACACAAACTTCTATGGCAGAAACACAAAGAAAAGCCGCTATTGACAAAGCAGATCTTCAACTAAGAGCTATCAAAGAACAAAATGAAACCCAAGAGAAAAAAGAAGCGTTAATATCACAGCAGCAAATAGAAGCCGCTAAATTAACGCACGATACTAATAAACTTGCTATAGAAAAAGATTTTGAATTACAAGCACAAGCAATAAATCACAATCAAGAATTGCAGCAACAACAAATGCAACAAGTAGCAAAAGCACAAGAAACAGCACAAGAAGCACAAAAGCAAGCAATAGAGCAAGAAGGAGCAACAGCTGAGCAAAGCAATCAACCACCACAAGGAGAAGGAAATGTCTGAAGCAATTAATAAGCATAAGCGCATGGCCATGTATGGCATGGAAGAAGCAAACCATTTGAAAAAAGGCGGAAAAGTAAAGAAATATGCTAAAGGCGGACAGGTGATCCCAGAATCCCATCAACCTGATAACGAACTTATTGGTGCATACCCTGAAAGCAAAGTAAGGAACTTACCTGCTAAAGGAACCAAGCCAAAATTAACTAAACCTGTCCCTCATTCTGTTGCTACCATGAAAAAAGGTGGGGGCGCTAAGAAACCTGGTTTAATGATAGCAATAGCAGTAGGAAAGAAACCAAGTGCTAGAGGTCGTTAATGGATCTTACAAATGATTTCATTAAAGTAGTAAAAGCAAAGCAGCAAGAAGTAGTAGAGTCAATGGTAAATGGAAGGTTCGTGAACTTTGAAAGTTACCAGAGATATGTAGGCATACACCAAGGCTTGCAAGAAGCTTTGGATATTTTAAATAATCTTTTAGAAGAAAAGGATAGTGATGACAGTAAATTACGACAAAGAACAGACACTAGAAGAGGCGTTTCCGGAAGTTGATCCTCTTATGACACCGTATGGTGCAAGAGTACTAGTGCAGTTAAGAGCAGTGAAAGAAAAAGTAACTAATAGCGGTATTGTTATTCCAGAAGAAACCAAAGAAACGGAAAAATGGAATACGATGATTGGCAAAGTTATTGCTATTGGACCACTTGCTTTTAGAAAAAGAGAAGATATGGTGCCGTGGCCAGAAGGAGCTTGGGCATCTGTGGGGGATTATGTTCGTGTGCCTAAGTGGGGCGGCGATAGATGGGAAATTGATTTCACGGATAATCAAGGCGCCAACGGAAAAGCACTCTTTACATTTTTTAATGACCATGAACTTATTGGCAAAGTGACTGGTGATCCCCGTGCTATTAAAGCGTTCATTTAAATTTTTGAAAGGAAAATTGTATGACACCTACTGAAAAATTAGAATTACAGGTAGCAGAAGAGCAAGACGGTTCAGCAACCGTTCAGTTGCCTGAAAATGCGGGAGAAAATCCTCAGCATGAAGAAGAAATAGAAGAAAAATCTTCAGCAGAACAAGAAGACCATGAAGATGACGACGATAGAGAGCAGATTAGAGCCGCTCGTCGAGAAGAAAGACGTCTGAAAAAACAGATTCATAGGGAAAAAGCAAAAGAATCCAACCACCTAATAACCGCCCTTAGGAAACAAAACCAAGAACTTGCTGAAAGACTGGCAGTTATTGAGAAAAAAACTAGTGGAGCTGAATTAGCTCGTGTTGACAAGGCTATTGATGATGCTGGAGTACAGGTTGAGTACGCCAAAATGAAAATGAAAGAAGCCGTAGCGCACCAAGACGGTGAAGGTGTTACTAAAGCGGAAGAACTTTTGTATGATGCTCGCAGAAAACTTGAGTCACTTCAAAATATGAAGCATCAAGCAACAAGACAAACAGCCCAACAACAACCAAGCATTAAAGCACCGGATTTATCAGTCCAGCGGTTGGCGGCTGAATGGATGGAAAGAAATTCTTGGTATGACCCGCACGGCAAAAATGAAGAATCAGCCATTGCTCAGGTTATCGATAAAAAATTGACAGAAGAGGGGTATGATCCTAGTTCTGAAGACTATTGGGACGAACTTGATGATAGGCTTAAAAAATATATTCCCGACACGTCAAAATATGCTTATAATGAATCTAAAGCACGTAATCCAAAACCGAGGTCTGTTGTGACAAGTTCAGGAAGAGAGTCGATGGGCAATAGTAAATCTAATGACTATGTACTTAGTCCAGATCGTGTCGCTGCTATAAAAGAAGCTGGCATGTGGGACAATATGGAACTTCGTAGAAAAGCCACTCAACGTTATATTGAGTGGGATCGTCAAAACAAGAATAGGGGATAAAAATGGATGAGCGTTTAAGAAAAGATACAACTAAAGGTCGCGAAAATAGAGCAACTATGGATGCTAGTCGTCGCCCACCAGAACAAGATTTTGCATTTTCTCAGGAACGCCGTAGAATGTTCCGCGATGAGTTCCTTCAAGAAGCTTTACCTAATGCGCCTGATATTCCAGGCTTTCATACTTGTTGGTTATCCACCACTCATCAGTACGATCCTATTCACCGACGTATGCGGATTGGCTATGTGCCAGTTAAAGCCGATGAAGTTCCAGGCTTTGAAAATTTCCGTGTAAAAGCAGGTGAGTTAGAAGGGTTTGTTGCTTGTAATGAGATGGTTCTTTATAAACTTCCAATGGACATTTATTTGGACTATATGGCAGAAGTACACCATTATGCTCCAATGGATGAGCAAGAGAAGATAAGAGTTCAACAAGACTCATTATTGAATGCCCGTGATTCTAATGGTAAAAGACTAGGTGAAATTGAAGGTGATGGCATGCACTTTGATTTAACAAGACCCGTTCCTACTTCTTGGTAAGAGCGGGTTGGTTTTACTTTTAAAAATTGCGTTAATTGCGATTTTGCTTTATAGCTTTGAATAAAGCGTCAAAAAACAAAATTTTATTTAACCATTTTTAAGGAGTAAAATATGTCTTCAGTATCCGCTCCGTTTGGTTTGCGTCCTGCCTTCTTTCCAACAGGATTAGAAAGAGCACAATGCTTACAAAACGGTATTACATCGGGTTACGCAGCCAATATTTACAAACAGCAACCTATTGCCTACGTTAGTGCTGCTAACGTAGGTTCTACTGGCTCTGCTAACGGTACAATTATTGCTGCTCAAACCACAACAGGAAATTCATCAAGCCAACAGTATGCCGTAACAGGTTCATTCCAAGGCGTTGAGTTTACTGACACAACAGGCCGTCGTCGTGTTTCCAACTACTGGCCATCAGGTACAACTGTTCAAGCAGGTTCAGTCACAAATGCTTATTTCTATAACGACCTCAACATCGTTTATGAAATCCAAGCTGACGGTTCTATGGCTCAAACAAGTATCGGTGGTGAATATTGGTTTACCAACATTACTGCGGGTAATTCAACAACCGGGTTATCACAAGCAACATTAGGAGCTTCAACAGCCGTTACTAATGGTCAGCAAGCTGCTATGCGTGTGGTAGATTTATGTCAAAACGTAGATAATGCATGGGGTGATGCTTACACAATAGTTCGTGTACAGTTAAGCTCTACTAACTTCTACGGTCAATACGTAGCTCAAGTTTAATATAGGAGAATAAATTATGGCAGCCCCAATGAGAAGTACGGACTTCCGTTCAATTGTAGAACCTATATTGAACGAATCCTTTGACGGTGTGTATGATCAGCGTTCCGACGAATGGTCTACAGTTTTCCGTGAACAAGCAGGTATTCCACGTAACTACCATGAAGAACCAGTGTTATATGGTTTCGGTGCAGCTCCTCAGCTCCCTGACGGCTCACCTGTTACATATCAACAAGGTGGTGTATTGTTCTTACAGCGTTATGTTTACCAAGTATTCGGTTTGGCATTTGCTTTAACTAGAGTTTTAGTTGAAGACGGTGACCATATCCGTTTAGGTCAAGTATACGCTAAGCACTTAGCACAATCTTTAGTAGAAACTAAAGAATTGTTATGTGCTAACATTTTGAACCGTGCATTTAACTCTTCATATGTTGGTGGTGACGGCGTATCTTTGATTAACACAGCTCACCCGATTGCTTCAGGTACATTTAGCAATCAGTTAGCAACAGCAGCGGCTTTATCTCAAACATCTCTCGAACAGATGTTAATTCAAATCCGTCAAGCAGTTGACAACAACGGTAAGAAAATTCGCTTACAACCGCTTAAGATTGTCGTTGCCCCAGGTAACGTTTTCCAAGCTGAAGTATTGCTGAAATCTGTTCTAAGAACTGGTACAGCAAACAATGACATTAACCCAATTAAATCAATTGGTTTATTGCCTGAAGGTGCATCGGTTATTAGCCGTTTAACATCTTCAACTAACTGGTGGATCCAAACAGATGCTCCAGAAGGTATGAAATTGTTGATGCGTCGTGCATTAGAGAAGACAATGGAAGGTGACTTCGAAACCGACTCTATGCGTTACAAAGCAACAGAACGTTATATCCCAGGTTGGACCGATCCACGTGCTATGTACGGTACACCAGGAGCTTAAGTATCAAAGGGGTGTAAAAACCCCTTCTTTTTAATTTGTCAACTTTTCATGGAGAACGACAATGCCACAATTTAGCGATGATTTATTTTTAGGTTCAGCCCCTAGTTATGTTGGTACAAATGCTACCAGTAACTTAGGTAATCCTTCACCGATGTCTCTTGGTTTTGGTCCAATGGGACGTGTTTATTTATACGATACAAATCCGTATGCTGCAACAACAGCTGCTGTTTTAGCTGCTAAAACGCCAACAGGCGCAACTACTTATAGTGGTACACAATTAGCATCTGGTACAGGCGGAACAACACAAGTGATTCGTACTGATGGTACAACAGTAACTCAATTAGATGTGCCTAGAGCAGTTGCGGTTACAACTGCATCAGGTAGCCCAACAAACTCACAAGTAACAGTAACTGGCTATGATTATTACGGTAATGCAATGACTGAAATCATTCAAACAGGTACAGTTGCTTCTACGCAAACTAAAGGAAGAAAAGCATTCTTTCAAATTTACAGTATCGCATTTAGCGCTGCAACTACTGTTGCGGTATCGGTTGATACAACAACTACACTAGGCTTACCATGTCGTATTAGTGATGAAGCATACATTGTAGACCCAGGATTTACAGGATCTACAGCGGTTGACAATGGGACATTGGCTTATGCTTTTTATAGCAATACAACAACTTACTCTGTACAAGCAGTAACAGGTTGGACGATTGCTTCACCTGGCGTACTTACAGTTGGTTATTCTCCTGCTAGTGGCACTATTGTTCAATTTACAGGAACGCCTCCAGGTGGTGTAAGTACTGGTACAAACTATTGGTGGACTTATGTATCGGGTACAACGGGTAAAATATCTACATCACAAGCCAACTATTTAGCTGGTACGTTTGTAAATACTTCAGGCTCATATACAGCAAGCGCCGCTACGATGACACCGCAACTTGTATCTAGTTCTGTAACGGCGGATACCCGTGGAACATATACACCCGCTGGAACATTGAATGGTTCAAATAAACTAGTTTTAACACTGGGTTTAACGGCTATTCAAGTAGGTCCAAATTCCACCACAACTGGCTTACTTGGCATTGCCCAAGCCTAATAGGAGAAGATTATTATGGCAACTAGCAAATTTGGTCGTGAACCAAAAGAAATGACAACAGAACCTTCTGCTGATGAACTTAAGCATGAAGGTATGAAAAAAGGCGGTCATGCGCATAAAAAGCACATGGCAATGGGTGGCAACCCTATGATGATGCCTCCTCGTCGTGCAATGGCTATGCAACCTGCTTTACTTAGACGTAAAGAAGGCGGTAAAGCTGAAGAACGAAAAGAGATAAAAGAGATTCATAAAGTTGAAAAAGAACTTAAACATCATGAAAAGATGAAAGACTCTACACATGGTGGTAAAGCTCACATGGCTAAAGGTGGTAAAGCTATGTATACACCTCAGATAGGTGGATTACTTGGAGAAGGTAAGCCACATCACAAGTCTATGACAGGCGCTGGAATTGAGGGTCCAGGTTATAAGCATGGCGGAAAAGTTCATCATATTAGCGGTCACCCTGAAGGTACGCATAAGCATCACATGGCAATGGCAAAACACCACAAAACAAAGCATGCCGAAGGTGGTTCTGCTCACCACCATAAAATGCACGAACACCATAAACACATGGCTAAAATGTGTAAAGGTGGTTCTTATGCTAAAGGCGGACAAGCATTGGCTGCTAAAGGTGATGCTTTTCAGACTAAAGGTACATTAAAGCCAAAGATTGACGTGCAAGATAAAGTTGTTGAAGCTAAACAAACTAAATCATTTCACACTAAATCAGGTGGCATTGAAGGTGTAGGCTATAAGCATGGTGGTAAGATGCATAAGTATGCTAAAGGTGGAACAGTTTCTCAGAATGTAGCCAACAGATATCTAAATGATATGAAAGATGGTGAAAAGATGCCAACCAAAAAAGGTAAGACAGGCGAAATTCATCAAGCTCCTGCAGGTTACAAATCAGGTGGACATGTTACTCATGGTCATAAGCAACATCACACCACTCATGGACACGATGACCACGGTCATAAATCTATGCATCATCTTGCAGGGAAGCACGACCATGGACATACACATATTGACCATCACCCTATGAAGCATGGAGGTCATGCAAAGCATCATAGCAAGATTTCTACGCATCATAAAAAAGGTGGTAAGTGTAACTATTAAAGGTTGGGGTGAAAACCCCGCCTTTTAACTTGGAGATTTAATATGAGTAATAACATCGTTTCTTCGGTAACTCGTAGTGGTGCATATGAGCCATTTGATTTACAAGTTGCTCGTAATCAAATTTATGGTCATCAACAAGTCAATATTTTTGGTTATCAAGCATCTGTAACAACTACTAGCATTCCTGTTTGGGAAAATGCTACAACTTATACTTACATTACAAATGCATCTACACTAACTCTTGTAAGCACTTCTGCATCTGATGATACGGTTGCTAAGGTGTTAATTAATGGTTTAGATGCAAACTTTAATCAAATATCTGAAACTTTACAAATGAATGGCGTTACAGGAGTAACAACCCTAAATAGCTATTATCGTGTAAATAGTATGGTTTTAGTATCGGCAGGAACAGGGCAAACTACTAACGTAGGTACAATTACATTAAAGCAATCCTCTAATATTGTTTCTCAAATTAATGCAGGAATTGGCAAATCACAAAGTACTGTATTTACAGTACCTGCAGGATACACATTCTATTTAGACTTAGCTGAAGTAAACACATCAAATAGTTATACCGGAAGCATAATTGTTACTTACAAAGTACAAGCTATTAACAACACTACAGGCGTTAAGTTTGTTGTGTTGCAACAACCGTTTGTATCGATTTATACAGCACAAAGACAAGCAAATCCGTTTTTATATGCAGAAAAAACCGATATTCAATGGCAACTTGTTACAAATACAGGTACAATATCTGCAGGGGTTATTATTACAGGTAAACTTATACAAAACAATAATAATACTGTTGGTACAGGGAGCTAATTATGCCTTTGATTAAATCAAAATCAAAGCAAGCTTTTAGCAAGAATGTTGCTACTGAAGTACATGCAGGGAAACCTGTTAAACAAGCAGTTGCTATTGCATATAATGTAAAAAGATCTGTTAAAAAGAAAGATGGCGGCGGTTTGTACGCAAACATTCATGCTAAACAAGAAAGAATTAAGCAAGGTAGTGGCGAGCACATGCGTAAAGTTGGAAGCAAAGGCGCCCCAACTAAACAGGATTTTATTAATTCAGAAAAAACAGCTAAGAAAGCAACTGGCGGTGGTGTATCGCTCTCTGTTGGAAGAGGTGAAAAACTACCAACTAAACAAGGCGCCGGGCTTACGGCTAAAGGAAGAGCCAAGTATAATAGAGAAACAGGGTCGCATTTAAAAGCACCGCAGCCAGAAGGTGGAAGTAGAAAGAATTCATTTTGTGCTCGAATGTCTGGAGTAGTAAAACACGCTAAAGGTGACGCACCTAGAGCGAAGGCTTCTTTAAAACGATGGAAGTGCCCTAATTGGTAAAGGTTAGCAATGAGTACAAGCGGAACAGTATCCACCACAGTTGTTACAGTTCAAAATCTAATTGATAGTGGCGCTCGTCGTGCTGGAAAACTAGCTGAAGAATTAACATCAGAGCAAATCTTTGCTGCAAAGCAATCGCTTTACTACTTATTGTCTAATTTAGTTAACCGCGGTATTCAGTATTGGTGTATTCAAAAGAATGTGATTGGCATGGTTGCTGATCAATATGAATACTTATTGCCTGCATCTACTAATGATATACTAAGTGCTAACTATAGATATTTGACAATTAATACAAACGGCGCTAATTCATCTTCAGGAATAGTTGCTAATGCTTTTGATGGTGTCTATACTAATATTTGTCAGTTAACAACTAATACAGGCTACATTGGTATTAATAATGGAACCGGTCAAGGTATTTACATGGCAACCATTGGTATTTTTCCTGCTATTACAGGAACAGTTGACTATCAAATTCAATATTCTCAAGATAATTCTACTTGGGTTACATTACTTACTCCAAACACTACTTCTTGGGTTAGTGGGCAATGGATTTACAATGACTTAGATCCGTCAGTTACTGCTCCTTACTGGAGAATTTTACAGACATCCGGTGCTAACATGGGGTTTTATCAGGTTATTTTTGGTTCAAATCCAACAGAAATACCGATGTTTAGAATGAACCGTGATGACTACATTAATTTACCGAATAAGAACTATCCTAATAACTATCCTTTACAGTATTGGTTAAATAGAACTATTCCACAGCCTACTATGACACTTTGGCCTACGCCTAATCTTTATTCTGTTCAGATTGTGGCATGGTGTTCTAGATATGTACAAGATGTTGGTGCATTATCTGGTTCTATAGAAATACCTCAAAGATGGTATTTAGCGATACAGAACATGCTAGCACATCAAATGGCTATGGAGTTACCTCAAGTTGATCCTGCTAGAATTGCTTACTGTGAACAGCAAGCAGAGAAGTATTGGATGATGGCTGAGCAAGAAGAACGAGATAAGTCTCCGATTTACTTTGCACCTAACATTAGTGTTTATACGAGGTAGGTATGCCAAAATGGTTAGATACTCGTGGAAATGCCGTACTAACAATACAAATTTGCGATCGATGCAAAATGAAGAGAGCATATGATGATGTACAGCAAGATGAAAACACACCAGGTCTTAGAGTTTGTCGGTTTGGTTGTATTGACCAAAAAGATCCTTATAGACTGCCTATGCGTCAGCCTGAAAAAATTAGTCTTCGCTTTCCTAGACCAGATGCTGACATTGCTGCTAATCAAGACGCAATCACAACAGATCCAAATGTGGTTAACTCACCCAACCAAGACCCAAAAACACCAATTACTCAAGGGGAGTACGGTATTGCCCCTGAAACAGCAGAAGATCCGCTGGACGGAAATCTTGATAACCTTAGTCCGTAGAGAACGAATATGGCCAATGTACGAATAACACAACTTCCTGTAGCTCCTAGCCCTATTAGTGGTTCTGAACTTGTGCCGATTGTCCAAAATGGGCAGACAGTACAAACAACCGTATATAACTTAGTTAATAGCCCAACTCAGACTCAGACATATTTAACTATTAATAATGAGCCTTCTTTGCCTAATAGTCAAAGACTAGTAGGTGGATTAGGAATTGGAACAAGTTCTGGTGGTGCACAGGGTCAATACTCTGTTTTCCTTAATGCAGTATCAGGCTCATTAGAAAATGCATCTCAGGGCCTTATCATTAAAAATTCAAGTAATAGCGTTGTTAATAGAAGCATTGCTGTTACTGGCGCTGGTTTATCTGTAACGAATGGAAGTGGCGTAACTGGTAACCCTACACTCGGGTTAAGCGGTTTGCCATTAGCACTTGCTAGTTTAGGTGGAACAGGGTTTATTTCTACTAATGGGACGACTTTAAGTACAAATGTGCTTACCGGAACTACGAATCAAATTAGTATAGCAGGCGGAGACGGAACATCTACGCCTACTATTAGTATATCAAGTAATGCTATATTTCCAGGAACAGGTTCAGTTACTGTGCCTAATGGCACTACCGGTCAAAGAACAGGGTCTACCGGCGCTTTCAGATACAATACAAGTTTAGGAACCTTTGAAGGTTACAATGCATCTGGTTGGCAACAGTTTTCATTAACTGGCGGCGTAACCACATTTACTACTACTTTATCAGGGCTAACCCCTAATACCGCAACAAGTGGTCCTATTACTTTAGCAGGTACATTAAACCCATCTTCGGGTGGTACAGGAGCAACTACTTTAACAGGGTATGTTATTGGAAATGGAACTTCTGCTTTTACTGCTAGTGCTACAATTCCAACAACAGCATTAAGTGGCACGATTACCAATGTTCAACTGGCAAATAGTTCTATTACTATTAATAGTAATACAGTAAGTTTAGGTGGTACAATTAATGTAGGAACCGTGACATCAGTAACAGGAACTGCCCCTATTCAGTCAAGCGGCGGAACTACTCCCGCTATTAGTATTACGCAAGCAAGTACAAGCACAAACGGATATTTAAGTAGTACTGATTGGAATACATTCAATAACAAACAGCCATCAGGAACTTATGTCACTTCAGTAGGAGCAACAAGCCCAGTAGTATCTAGCGGTGGTACAACCCCAACTATTTCGATGTCGGCAGCAACGTCATCTGTAAGTGGTTATTTAACCTCTACGGATTGGAATACTTTTAATAATAAAGGTTCAGGAACAGTAACATCTGTATCAGGTACAGGTTCTGTTAATGGAATTACTTTAACTGGAACAGTAACTTCTAGCGGTAATATTGTATTAGGTGGTGCTTTATCCAATGTAACTAATGCACAATTACAAAATAGTTCTGTAACAGTCAATGGTACATCTATAAGTTTAGGAAGTAGTGGAACAGTAACAGCGGCAGCAGGCACATTAACAGGCACCACATTAAATAGTACAGTCGTAAGTTCTAGTTTAACAAGTGTAGGCACAATTGGAACAGGAACTTGGCAAGGTACTATTATCGGAACTTTATATGGTGGTACAGGAACAAATGTTGGTGTTGCAGGTGGTGGATTTTAATAAAATGGATTTATAATATTCAAAAGGAATAAATATGGCACAGAGCGGGTACACCCCAATATTAATTTATGCAAGTGGAACGACAGGCAATACACCGTCAGCGGCTAATTTAACTTCTTCATCTACAGGTGCAGAGCTTGCCCTGAATTATTATGATGGTAAATTATTCTACAAAGACGC